CAATCAGATGGAAGAAGTTTATTATCTAAAATAGTGTTAGCTAATTCAACTTTTTCTTTTAGTAAAGCTACTCTTTCTTGATCATATATAATTGAGGGCGTTGTTAATCCTAATTCAAAATTAGTTAAACTTTCACCATCATATCCTTGAGTATATAGATGGACTATGGCTATTTTGTATAATTCTGATAGAATGATTCTTTGGATTCTATCTATAGTACGAGCGAATCTAATATCTTGAGCCGCTAAGGTAGCTTTACCTTCTGTTGTCTCATCATATCCCATAAAAGCTTTTGGAATCTTAAGGGCAGCGAATAATTTGTCTCTTAAATAAATAACGTCTGTTATACCATCATATTGAAGGCCAGCTAAGGTATCTATTTTAGTGTTTGAATCACCTCCTCTTACAGGTATAAAGAAATCTTCAAGCATGTTTTGCATGTTAAATTTTAAATTATAGTCACCTGTTGTTTGATCAATATAAGGAGTACGTTTCATTTTAGAGATGGTCTTTTGCATAAATCCATCTACTTCAGCTGGATTAATATTACCTATATTAATATAGAATATACGCTTTTCAGGTGCTCTTACAATTCTATGAACCAACATAGCGTCTTCCATAAGAGTATATTGCTTAAATAATTTACGAGCAGGTTCAATATAACTTCTACCATAAGGTAGATAACTTACATCTGATAGTAGTCTAAAGTGGGCAATTTCATAGTTGTCAAATATAACCATATTAGCACCAGTTGATGTGGAGCTGTTTGGACTAATTAAACCACCATAATATCCACCTAAGCTACCACCTCCACTTAAACCATCAGGATCAAATCTAAATTGAACTTTATCTCTATTATTTTTATCAAATCCCTCTTCTCTTATAATGTTATAAGCGGTGTAGGGTATCACATTATATACACCAAATTTTTCAGCAATTTCTAATTTAAGGAAAAAGTCACCATATTTACACATTTGGCGAGTCCACATCCATAAATTAAATTCTATATTTAGAATATCATAAAATAAATTATATAAAATTCTTTGAATTTTTTCATCACTACTCTTAATAGTTAGTACCTCACCCATCTCATTTTTAAGAGAACATTCATCTGCTAATATATCTAGAGCTGAAGCTACAATAGCGTCAGTGTCCATAGCTTCATAATCAGAATATAACTGAACTCTTAATGTTTGGTAATTAAGGCCTGGGTTATATATAGGAGAAGCATTAGTAGTGTGAAGGCGGGTGTACCTATCATATAAGGAATTAGTATTGATTTGACCTGCAACTTGTGTTTGGTTAAAATCAAGGACATTTAAAGAATTTCCTCCAGTATTACGAATAATAACATCAGTAGAGAATAATCTTTTTAGTCTTGTAAATACGCTTGTATCAGCCATTGTATATTAATATATGAATAAATATTAAAAAATCCACCTAAAATCTTCAGTTCCTCCTTTTCCATTGTTTATAGCGTATGGGTTGTCACGGCCTGTAGCAAAATAGGCTCCTTGATATGGAGTTTGAGTTTTGGTTAAGGCATTTAATGCTGCTATTGACATATCTAAACCATGCTGTCTAAATTTAAGAGCAGTATCTCTAACATATAACCCAATACCAAAACTCATTATTAAATCATCATTATAACCAGTTTGAGCTTCAGCTCTACCATTTTTCCAAATAAATGTTCTCATTTCTTGGAGTAACCTTTTAGATTGAACAGTTACACTTTTATCAGAAACATATTCTTGAAATTTACCTATAATCATAGGTCTTGTTCTCATAGACATAGTGAAACCAGGAACTTGAGATTGGTTATTTTCATAATTTCTCATATAAGTTTCAGCTGTCACCTCTTGAGATTTAGGAGAGTAATATAAATTTCTATATTCTCTTTCTATAACAACTTGAATTGTAGACCAACCAATATTAGCATTTTCAATTACTAATAAAGCATTATTATATTCTGTAGCTATGCCTACTAATAAATGACCAAATTCTTTAGTACCTATTTGACCTTTATATTCTCCAATTTGAACATTTGATTCAATGTCAAAAATATGAAAAGCAGAATAGTCCTTACCATCACCTCGAGCTACGTCAGCTGTTATCATATAAGATCTTGAATAGTCTACAGGTTCCCAAATCCATAAATTTTTATCAGCTCCTCTTTTTTCAATAGGTTCTTTGATAGTTGTCTGTTCTATAAATTCTAAATACTCAGGATAAAAAACAATATCTCCTGAAGTATTGAAGTCACAGTCACATTCTTGGGCGGCAAATCGGGGATTACCTAATAGTTCATCTTGTCTATCTCTCCAAGATTGATCACGTTCAGGATGAACATACCAAGGTAATCTTATAGGTAAAAATTCATTTTCATTAGCTTCAGCCTTAGTCCATGTTCTGTGAAACCAGTTTCCGGTACCATAAGGAGTAGATAAAGCTACACATCCACCTCCAGTTGCTAAGGTTTGTTGGGCTGAGGCCCAAATCTCATCAATTTGTTCAATAAAAGCAGCCTCATCAATTATTAGAAAAGAAACCGCTTCAGATCTACCAGCATCACCTGACGCCGCTACCGCTTTTATTTGAGATCCATTTTCTAATCTTAAAGATAATCGATTATTTTCAATAGCATTAACTTTAAGCCAGCTAGGTAAATTATCATACATAAAACGTACTTTAGTAACCATATTCTTAGCGGTTTCTTGCTTAGTAGCTATACAAAGTACATTTTTATCTTTATGAAAGGTCATTAACCAAAGAGAATATCCCGCGGTTAAGGTTGATATACCTAACTGGCGGGATTTATTAATAATAGTATAATTATTATCTCTAACTAAATGTAAAACTTTTTCTTGAAATGGGTATAAATGAAAACTAACTCTACCTCTTTGAGGATGTTGAATCATACAATACTTTTTCATAAAATGTGCGGGATCTTGGGCACATTTAAGATATTCTTCTCTGATTATCTTTTTTAAATCACTCATTTTTTATTACTAAAATTGATAATCCTATTGAAAATAATGATAAAACTCCAACAGATCTTCTACAAGTTTTTAAATTATCTTGAGTATTTTTTAAATCAATTAAAAGAGTTTTATTTTGAGCTTCTAAACTAACTCGAGAAACATTACAACTATCTAAAGTTGATTTGTAGGCTTTTATCTCTTCATCTCTTCTTGAGATTATAAAATCTCTGTAAAAAATAATCTCATTAAGTTCAGTAGTGTCTTGTTTTAAAGACTCTACTTCTTTATTAAGAAAATCATATAAAGTTAATTCAATAACAGCTAATTCAACATATTTTCTAGGAACGCAAATTAAGGAATCTTTAGTGGTATCGGTCTGTGAGAAACTTAACAAGCTCATCATTAGACATACTATTAATAGTAGCGACTGTTTCATTATATTGTTTTCTTAATTTGTTTAATTCTTTATTACGAGCTGAGATTGAGTTTCTAAGGCTATCTGATTTAAGCTCTGCTACAATTATTTCTTTTTCAAGACTATCACATAGTAGATTTAAAGAATCAAGTTCGTTTTGATATTTCCTACTATTCTCATCTACTAAAACACTACAATCAATACAATCTTTATGGGTTAGGTCTATGTACATATAACAACCTAAGAACCAAAATAAACTTGTTATTAAAACTATTAATAAAATTTGATTTTTCATATATTAATAAATATCAAAGCAAGTCTTTAGTACTTTTTTGACACGTTCTTCTGTTGATCCTTTCAAAACATTAAACCAAGGTTTGTATTTATAAAGCAAAAGTTTAATAGTTTGATCAATTTCATCTCTATATTCTTGGTTTGTTTCCCTTACTCCATTATCTTCAATAACAGTACCTTCAGGAGAGACATAGAATATATAATCATATTCTCTAATAAAACGCTTGGCATATTCTTCAAAAGCGTCACCATCAATATAACTAATAGATTTAGCTAATTTGGTAAAAGCAATTACATCAATTACCGTTCTATCAGTTATGATATTTTCTTGCATTAATTCAGTACATCTTTCAGCCAAAAATATATTTTGACCTTTTAATGTAGAATCAGTATTTAATGGAATACCTAATGAATTAAGATATTTACTACGTTCAGTTGTAAAAATATAATCCTTAAACTCAGGTACATTTTTTAAAGCATTAACCAGTGTAGTTTTTCCTACACTCATTGTTCCACAAAACCCTATTTTCATTTTTAATCAAAACTTTTAATATATAAAATAAAATCCTCCATTACTTCTTTTTGAAGATTAGTGCCACTTTTAACACTTTCTCTTAGTAAAGATAATGAAAAACTCTTAGATTCCAAAATTAATTTTTTGGTATTTTTAAGAGTAGATTCACATACTACAGTATACTCAGGTGTATAAATAGTTTCATCTCCAAAATCTTCAATATCTTGAAGATACGACTCAATTAGAGAAGGGAGATTTTTCTTTGATAGCTTCATAAAGTAAATGGGTTAATTTTATTACAGTTTCTTTAAGTTTTTCTAATTGTTTTTTAAGCCAAGATTTTTGTTCGCCTATTCTTTTACCTTTAAGGGGTAATTCATAATTTTTCATATAAGGAATTAAATCCTTACTATATGTACTACCTGCTAAAATTACAAAATTATCTTTATTTAAATCATATCCTTTATTTTTTAGTTGAGATAAAACAACATCAGCCCATTTTTGCCTATCTTCGGCGTTCATGTCTTTTAATGTTTTATTATAAGGATCAATAACTTTATTTAAAGGTAATAAATGATGTTTAGCAGACAAAATAAACATGGCATTTGGTTTAAGACTTTCACCATATCCCAAGCTTTTTTTAAATAGGTCTGATTGATATAAGTCTCTGGCCTTAGCGGGTTCGCTTAATTTTTGGGCAACACAACTTAAAAGTACTACTGTACGAGCCATATATTATACATATTAGCTCCTCTCTTTATATGCTGGGTTTTTAAACCAAGGTAATCCTTGACGATCACTTTTAAGTTCGTTCCATTTTTCTTCAGTGTATTGGATACCATGAATATAATATTCTCTTTTTCGGTTGTTACCTTCAGGGATAAGAGCGGGACCATCCCAATTATGGAGTTTACCTTCCCAGGTGTAGGCAATGGTACCATCTTCAGGCTTAATAAGTCGACGAGGTTTGTCAAATTTTTGTTTTGTCATTTTTAATTAAAATTAAATCAAAGTTATATCTTTAATAATGGTTTTTTCACTTAATTGATTAAGATGATGTACTAAACATTTACTAAACTCAATAGAATATTGAGGATAAGTGTTTACTAAGGCAGCTATTAATTTTTCTATTGGAAAATTAATTTTAGAATATTGTTTTGGAAAAAGTTCTTCAACATATATTTTATTTAGATTTTTTCTAAAAAAAGTATAATTATTGTTCATAGAACTTTTTCTTAATTCAGGAAAAACACAATAAAGAAATATTAAATAAGGCTTAGAAGATTCATATTCATTATTAGATATAATTTCTTTAGCTAATTCCCAAGATCCCATATCATTATTTTTTAACATTCCATATAATGTTTCAAAAACATCATAGTCAATTGTTAATCCTTTATTGATATCTTCTTGTAATGAAGAATCTAATATAACTTTAATATTATATTTTTTAATATTATCTATTAAATCTATTAAGAAATCAAATTTATCATAAGCTTTTACACTCCCATGTTGTCTTTTTAAAGCATATCCTTTAATAATTTTAGTTGCTTTGTCTTCTAAAACTACTTTAAAGTCTGGGTAGGTTTGAATTGTAGAGTCATAGTTTGTAGAAGTTATAACTAAATAAAGGTTTGGGTCAAGTGGGTTTTTTAGATCTTTATAAGAATTAAAGATAAGGTTTTCTAAAATTATATTTTTTGCTGTAGGAGAATTGAAGATAATATACTCATTATAGTCAAATGTAAGATATTCTCTTTCGATAAAAGAAGCACTAATAATCACAT